GTCTCAGTATCTAATACGAGATATTTTTGATTCTTATCAAATCTTAATAGTTGATCATTCATGATTGTTCAAGGTAACTTTCAAAACAGAATTCTTGACTGCCAAAATGGTTTAAATCTGGGCTGCTAAGTGTTGACGGCCTTCCAAAAGATCTGGTAGAAAGAATCTTGTAAGTTTGAAGAGCTTCGACATCCTTTTTCTCTTTATATAGGATCGTTTTAACTTTAGCAACCCTATATTGCTTTCTTTTTGTAGCTTCTTGAACCTTGATATCCAGTAAATGGTCGAAAGGTAAATCGTTACTCTCGGACCAAAACACAGGATCTAAACCTTCTAAATCAGGGATGCAATTCTTTTGATGGAAGTTATTCTCATGTATATAGCTATCATAAAACGGAACAACAAACGACAATGATGTTTTATCCCAGTACTTCTTAAATGTAGGATAATCTATCCTCCCATCACCCTCTGTAAAAGCGCAAGAGTATATTTTGTTCAAAAGTTTACATCCTTCATCAGTCTTAGCAAAAATGATGTTTTTATGATTAGAGCTTGACGACTCTTCATTCATATCGTTGCAGAAAGTCAGCCTTAATCCATAATACAAGTTGAGGTCATTGCTTGAGCAAACTTTAAACGCCTTCATAAAGCTTGTTAGATTATCTTCTACCAAAACAACATCCTTGATGTTATTACTAAGGCAGATATCAACCAAGGAATCTGCACCAAACTCCTTTGACTTTCCGTCTAAAGTTAAAATGCTTTTACCGTAAGAGTATGTGGATCTAAATACAGGGGTCATCACCCCTTTAGTTTACAGAGGTCCACAAAGAAATCAAGAACAATGAGACGGGCAACCCTTATAATATTGTATTTCGTAGGTGCAGCCTTCTGGGACGATATCCTTAGAGAACTCCTCCTCGAAACAAGAACCTACAGTTTGGCCATCCCGGTTCTTGAATAAATAATAAAAGAAATCAAACTTCATGGAACAATGCCATTTTATGTTCCCGTCTTTTTTTAATTCTCCTTTTTGTTTTGCGAAGCCACAAAGCAGCCGCCCACTAAAGGAGCTATCTGTCGGAAACCCTTTGTCTGCGGCCATATTAGATACAGCATCCTCTTCGGAAAAATTATCTAAGTATCGCTGGATCTCAGTGAGTTGCATTTCAAAGCCTAAAAGATCCTCGTCACTCAATGGCTCCATTCTCATCACGCCACTCTTTTTAGCATTCGGATCTAAATCGAATTTTACAAAAAGAAATTCACTCTGTTTATTTTTATACGCAGGAAATAAATGTTGACTAGCCAAGCTATACATCAAATCCTGCATATTGTCTTCAGCATCCTTACCTTTGAAGACCTCTTTACTAGTTTTGAAGTCTCTGATGAGGGCGAATTTTTGCTTCTTATAAAGAAAGAGTTTGTCTATAAAACCCCTAATCCTGTAAGCAATGTCTCCATCATTTTTAACTATATCAAAATCTTGCTCAGAAAGCTCTTCTGTTGGATCATCCAAATCATATCCAAAGAAATCATAACTTAAACCATTGAAGGTCATCTCTTTAATCATTTGGATATTCTCTTCATCATCCACACCCTCTCGACGAGCGTGTTTCATTACTAAACGCTCAACACAAGGAACAGAGAAGATATCATGCTTTTGCATAATTTCGTCATAATGCTTTCTATGGCGAGGTTCGCCAAGCACTTCGAAAATCAAATGACATATAGAACCTCTCCTAGCTCCATCATTGCTAGTATCGGGGAGTTTTAGTTTATACTTACACCAGTATAACCAAGAGCATCCTTGAGCGGTCTTAATTCTACTTGCGGATAGAGCTGTTTTAGGTTCAATCATTTAATTTCTTAGCCATGCTATTTTCAGCTTTAGTAAACAGCCGAGGGTTTTTGGAGACGTAATTACAAATGTAATCTTTTTGCTCTTGTTGATCTATATGTCTATCAATCCAGTTATTGATATTATAACCACTCTGATACATTTCTCCAAAATCATTACCGTTTTGTGGGAGTTTGATAGTAAGGACATTTAAATCAAAACGTTTAGCTAACTTTAAATAGTTTTTTATCGCAGCTATCAAACCTCTGTTCTGAGAAGAATTCGAATCGTTATTGGTAGAAATGTAAATGTTATCCAAAACCTTACTGGAGAGATAATTAATGATGCTTGGACTGGCAGACAACCCGAATAAGACTAAGATGTTTTTGACGCCTTGATCATACAGAGCCATAGCATCACCTATACTCTCAACTAAAATAACTTGGCCGAGCTTATCAATCTCCGAGCTACATTCGTTATCTTCTACACAGGCTGGATAAACCCAAGTATTCTTTTTGCCTATATGCTTCCACTTAGCATAATCATTATTGTCATCTATCTTCCGGCCAGAGAAACCAATAATCTGCTTATTTTGGTTGTATATTGGGAATACCATTCTCCGATACATCTTACCAACTCCAGCTAAACCTACTTTGAAAGCTAGTTGCGTCTGCTCCGATATACCTTTGTCTTTATAAAATTTGTAGTTAGGGAATAACTTATCTAAGCAATCCTCTGGGTAGCATTTTTCCATTTCTATCTTATCTACTCTTGGAGCTATATAAGCTTTATCGCTTTTGATCTTTTTTAGAGTCTCAGAAAACTTTCCATTATCACCAACAGTCATTCTGACTAGAGCTTCAAAAGGAAGAGATCCTTTAGGCTCCACAAAATCCATCCATACTCCAGTATTCTTATAAATCTTTAAAGCTGTAGCGTTATCTCCGTTTCTGTATAAAGCTTGTGACCTCCAATGATCGCCACAATCAATGAGCTTATAGCCTATTGAAACCAAAACCCTCTCAAACTCTTCAGAAGGAACCAAGTTCTGGGGCGTCTTCTGTCTCTTGTCTTGCTGGTGCATCTGGTATACTGTCATCTAATAGTGCTTCTCCATTTTGAACAGCGACAATGTCTCTTAAGTCGCCCCTTTCTGAAATATTAAAATTATTAAAATTTAAATTGATAAAGTTTTTACGAAGAGAGTCTTCCACCTGCACTGGTTCGATAGCGCCAGCAATATCCCTACCCAAACTTCGATACTTAACACTGATCATTTTGTGAGTACCAAACCTATCTCCCTCTAACTGAATCTCATCTTCAGTCTTACGCCTAATAATAAACATGTGAGAACAAAACTGAGTGATTCTGTCTGAAAGGGATACAATACTCTCATCATCAATTATATTCTGAGAGTTTCTGTTTGTAGTGATACCACTTCTATTTGATTGAACAGAAGTTATCATGGGTATTACCGGGTCTCCATCCTCAAGGATCTCTTTTTGGATACACCTCTTAAATTTATCAACCATTTCCCCAACAACCTGCCACTCATTCTTATTTGCTGAAGAATTATTTGTGGTTTTGATATAGTCAAAAGAAAATACCATCTTGTTACCCCTGCCAACAGTAGAATAGTAAAACCTTTTCAAGGTGTTGATCATAACGTCAACATCCATACCGCCAACATTATAGTAGTAAAATCTAAGGTTTTGGACTTTAGACCAAACAGATCTAACTTTATTAACAACCTGTTCTCCAGCATTTCTCCATTTACCACTCTCCAACAAATGCATCGGAACTCCAGAGTGCGCTGCACATTGCCGCATTATAAGTTCCTCTTTACTCATCTCACCGTTATCAAAGTGTAGAACTGGAACGTCGTATTTTAAAGCTACTTTAGTAGCATAGTCCATGCAGAATTGTGTTTTCCCTACTCCAGAACGAGCTACAATAACAGTTATGTTTCCGGGTCTAAGTAGAGAGCCATAGATATCATTAACTTTCTTATGTGGACCCATCATTCCAAATTCTTCAATTGGATTATTGCCCCTCTCCTCAATCATATGCTCCATATCATTATAGATGTTTTCGGGAACATCATTTCCGATATCAAACAGATTTATTCTAGAATTATAGATCTGATCAGCAGTTTCTACGATCTCTCTATACGAAGATTCTGGGGCCATCCCCTTCATCTTCTTAGCTACCAATTCAGAAGACTCTACAATCTCCCTTCTGATTGAGTATTTCTTAACCTCCTTACATGTTTTTAATAGGTTCCCCGAGGGGACCGACCTCATCGCTAGAGACTTAATATACTCAGCTGGGGTGACATCGCCTTCAAAACTAAGGCCCACCTCATTAACTCTCTGAGCTAGAATGATATTATCTACTTCTTCACCAGCATCTACAGACTGTTTGATGATTCTAAAGATGGTAGCATGCAAAAGAGACGTATCAGAATAAAAGTCTTTGTGACTAATAAAATTAGAAATCTCAATCAAAGACTGAGGATCTCTCAACAGCCCAGCTAAAAGCTGTCTTTCTAGTTCATAACTGTAAATCATAAGTCCTCTTCAGGTTCTTTGTCTACCCTATATAAATACTGATGTAAAGCTTTTGTTAGACCTAATTCTGTTATCGTAGAGTCGAATTTGCTATACACAATTGGATCTCCAGATTCATTAGCCGCGACCATGATCACTCCTTTATATTTATCTGAGTCGCCAGATATCTCGTAAATCTTTTCTACAAACCCTTGTGGGATTGAAAACGCTTCTTTATCTTCGCTCATAAATAAATGTCTTGATTCTCAAAAAATGATTGGTCTACCGTGTCATTAGGATATATCTCTACCAACTTTATATCGTTTATCTCACAGAAGTCGAGCTTTTTCTGATCCCTTTTAAGTTGGTCTAAAAACTTGTACCTATTTTTATGGAAATGTTTGACATACTTTGTATGCTGAGCGCCTTGCACTTCAATAGCAATCCTTTTGTTAGCGTTGTAAAAGTCTAAAGACAATCGAGAGCCTACTATCCGAAACTCTTCAAAAACTACATCGTTACCCCAGTATGGGTAGAGAAAATCTTTAACACTTTTCTGAAACTTGCTCCTACTAGAAGAATCCCAATCTATATGATATTTTCTAGGGTTTTTAAGATTTCTAAGTTTACCATCTACAGAATAAAATTTCATTCTTGACCGCTAAACATTTTCTTAAAATAAGCTACCAGATATTGACAGAGAGCTGAGTCATCTTCGATCAGAGAAAATAATTTATTCTCTCCTTGAACTTTTTCTGGAAGTGAGAAACCTCCTTCATTTAGAATCTCTCTAAAATCTTCTGTAATTGAAATCCAAGCACCAGCTTTTTTGATAAATTCCCAAGCTTCAAGGGTGCCTACGACCTCTTTCTCTACCCAAATTGAATTGCCTCCAGTTCTTCCGTAACGAATAGGGTAAGATATTCTAGTGTTAGTCTTCTCGTTTGGAGATTTCTTGACTACAACCTTAGCATAATGCCCTATAGCTGGATTAGTTTTAGGGTCCATTTTTTTATTAGATGGATTAAGCAGTATGTTATCCCCACCAAATCGAGGTTCGAATTCAATGATCCAGTTTGCAAAGTGCAACAAAGCGTTTCCACCTGTTGCAGTTGTCTGGCGCACAGGGGCTTTAGAATATGGATCTAGCTTAATGTCAGCTCTAACCTGAGAGATAAAAATCGCCATGTGACCTTTCTTTGCAAGAGCAATCGACATCTTCTTCATAAAAGTAGCAGCAATATTTGCTCCTCCAGCTACCTGAGAAGACTCTTCAAATGTTTTTTGGTTATCTGCTTTTTTAATTAAACCATCTACGGAATCTAAAACAAAACAGTATTTATTCTTCTCTTCGTTAGACGTCACTAATTGCCTCATTAAGTCTACTGATGTTTCATAAATATTAGACTCAAAAACAAAACATGTCCCCTCTTCCCATTCCTCATTGTCAAATACAAATTTAATCCCGCAACGCTTTATCATCTCATCTGAAAGCCGACCTTCCGCTTTGAAATAAACAGCTTTTGATTTAGGCATTTTTAAGAAGTTCTTCATGACTTCCAAGGAAGCTGAAGTCTTCCCTCCTTCATTCATCCCAACAAATCTATGTAAGCCGGGGCCAAAACCCCCATCGAGATGGTGGTCAAATTCCAAAGATCCACTTGATACTCTGTAACTAATCTGCTCTTCGTAATTGAAGTGATCCTCTTTATTACTTTTCAAAAAATTATTTAATAAACTTTTCGAACTCACTGTTGCAACTGTTTTTTTACTAGCCATTTTACTCATCTGTTAAAAAATCTTTTATCGTTTTTCTTTTCTTCTCTACAAATCGGTCCTCACCGCTTTTTTCACCTAGATTATATTCTGGGTATCTCGATTTATCAACCACATAATTAAATGCCCTGAATTTTTTGTCAAGCGTCTCTTTTAGTTTAGGGCTTCTCAAGTAAGTCAACGATTCAAACTGTCGGTAAAAATTCACTACATTCATGAATTCTAAAGAGTATTTGTCCACCAAATCGTTTAGAAATTTCATTTCTCTTGAGTAAAAAATCCTTTTGTTTTTCGCAGGTTCTTCAACAAGCCTTTTTAAGATATCTGTTTTTTTTATCTTAGGCTTGGCTTGTTTCTTTTTTTTGAAAACGTGGCCACAGTCACAAGAAGAAGCCCCAGATGCGACATGTGTTTCGCAGCTAGGGCATCTCTTTTTACCTCTTGGCATGAGATTAAGTTACCACTCTTTCAGATCGTGTGCAACCATTTTCCCAACTAATCTTATAAAGTCAGTTCTAGGCTTCCAACCAAGAAACCTTCGAGCATTAGAAGAGTCACCCCAAAGTAATTCCACTTCGGCGGGGCGATAAAAATTTGGATTGACCTTCATTAAAACCCTACCTTCATGCATATATTTCTCATCTACACCTTCCCCCACCCACTCGCACTTATCAGCAGCAAACCCAGCAAAATTAAATGCTTGCTCTACAAACTCCCTAATGGTGTGAGTCTCATTTGAAGATAAAACATATTCTATAGGTTCTTCTTGATTTAACATTAACCAAATACCCTCTACAAAATCTTCGGAATCGCTCCAATCTCTTTTAGCGTCAATATTACCTAGTTCAAGAGGCTTAAATTCACTTGATGTGTATTGATTTTTGAT